ATCAAAAGTATTTGGTATATCATAAAACATACCTGCTTTTCCAGAATTAATGGTTGGTGCCATGGCACCTCTAAATTCTTTTATTATATTTCTGACTTCTATGGCTTCATCTCTTGAAGTTGGTGTGAATGTGAAAGCCAATTGATATTCTCTAAATGTTATGCCATCAAATAAAACCTGTTCTCTTGGATTTATTGCTAAGCCACTAACATTCAATAAAAGCTTTGTTGCTGGAGATTCTGCAATAGAATTTACAGTAGATGTTAATTTACCAATACCTGGTATAGCACTAGTTGCAGATACAATGACATCTTTTAGTGATGTTGAACCATAACTTGCTGCATAAGGAAAAGCAACAGTATCAGGCATATATAATGCTATTGTTTTTATTGGTGTTTTTTTTCTTTGTGTGAAAGAACTATCTGTAGTTGCTTTAATTGCATCTTTAGTTACATCTGAAAGCACTTGAGCTCCAGTTTGTACTGCATTTAATACTCTATCTACCGTGCCGCCTTCTGATGAAGATGCAAGTTCATAACCACTAGTTATGGTATTTTTAATATTTGATACTAATTTTATAGGTTCAACTTTATTAATCGTAAAATGAATAAAATGACCTTTTGTTGCAGAACTTAAATCTTTTGGATATTTGTATGCAGCAATATCATAACGAGAGGTTCCAAATAAAACACCTAATGGGCCACCAGGTACATTTGTAATTCCTGGTATAGCAACTCCACCAAGGGAGTCTGGAATAGAAATTATGGCCATGGGAATCTCTTTTTAGAATTGAATATACATATTTATATGGCATACCAAGGATTATTCAGACCAAGAAATCCACAGAAATATGTGGGAGACTTTAAAAACATAGTCTATCGCTCTTCATGGGAATGTAGAGTAATGGATTGGCTCGACCGTAATGATGATGTCATTTCTTGGGCTTCCGAAGAACTTTTCATACCTTATATGTCACCAGTTGATGGTCGTAGACACAGATACTTTCCAGACTTTTTGGTTAAAATCAAATCATCTAACGGCATTAGAACAGAATTATTAGAAATCAAACCAAAAAAACAAACTCACCCACCTGAACAAAGAAAAAGAGTAACAAAACAATACATTCAAGAAGTTGCGACTTGGGGTGTTAATCAGGCTAAATGGAAAGCAGCAGAAGAATACTGCAAAGACCGTGGTTGGACCTTTAGAATCATCACAGAAGATCATCTGGGGCTTAACTAAATACTGAAATGGCATCCATTCTTAGATCACTCACCTCAGATTTAAAGACGGCACAGGTTCAACCTATGTCTGGTGATTCTATGAAATGGTTGATGACTAAGATTGCAGAATTAAAAAATCCACTCAAAATACCTACTGAAATGAGCAGAGATGCTGGCCGAAATGTTACAAGATTTGGTCCAGGAAAATTATATTGTTTTTACTATGATCCAAAAGGTAAGAGTCAAATGCCATATTATGATAGATTTCCTTTGGTATTGGTATTACAAAAAGAAGCGGATGGTTTCCTAGGTTTAAATTTACATTACCTACCAATAAAATATAGGATTGCCTTTTTAGGTAAGCTTTTAAAATTTGCGATCCTAGACGATGAGAACAATGTTGAACGTCTAAGAGTATCTTATGACATTCTGAGTGCCTCCAGACGCCTAAAAGAGTTTAAACCGTGTCTAAAAAAGTATCTGACAGGACATATCCAGTCAAGATTACTTGCCATTCAACCTGACGAATGGGAAGTGGCAGCTATGTTACCTATGCAGCAGTTTAGGAAAGCTACCGTTCAAGAAGTATGGCAAGATTCCACAAGAAAAATAAGGAAAGATTAAATGGCCTGGATAGATGAACTATTCTCAGTACCAGAAAGATTAACCAATCAAATTAATGAAACTTTAACCGGTGGCATTAGTGTACGTTCCACAAAAGGAAGAATTTCAGATTTCAAATCTAGTTTTGTAAAAGATATTGCAAGACCTAGCCGATTTGATATTCTTCTTCCTATTCCATTTGCCATGACGCCATACATTTCTTCTTCTAGAAGTTTGCAATATCGTTGCGAAGCAACACAATTGCCAGGAAGAACATTTGCAACCACAGAACAAAAAACATATGGACCTATAGAAAAACATCCATATCTAACAACATTTAATGATATCGATTTAACAATTATTGTAGATGATGACATGAATCAAAAGATTTTCTTTGATGCATGGTTAAGTTACATAAATCCACAATATAACAATAATTTTAGATATCGTGACGAATATTCAACAACATTAACAGTTAATCAATATGATGTGGTGAATGAATTATCATATTCAATTAATTTATATAATGCATATCCAGTTTCAATTAATCAAATGGATTTAAACTGGAATGATGATGGTTATCACAGATTGTTGGTGACATTTGCATATAGTTTTTGGAAAAACAATTCATTACAGGCACTTGGTATGGAATATATTGACCAAGGATTGGCAAAATTTTCTAGTATTGCAGATGGTATAGGACCACAAGCTGCAATTGCTGGTATATCTAGAGGTCCCGCTGGTTTTGATATTCCATCATCAGAGGGTTGGATTGATCCAACATTATATGAGGGTGGTTTGGACAATTTTGATTTGATGGGTGAAGTAGATAATTGGGATCTGTCTGGTCAAGTTGGTGCTTCTGTTGAAGAACCTGTAGATAATTTTGATTTGCAAGGTGAATATGATAATTGGGATTTAATGGGCGAAAGTGATATTAGAAACGAATAATTCTTAATGGAGTGACAATAAGATGGCTTTACCTAAAATTGATGTACCTACTTATGAAATTGAATTGCCAGTTTCAAAGAAAAAAATAAAATTCAGACCATTCTTGGTCAAAGAACAGAAAAATTTATTGATGGCTATAGAATCAACCGATTCTGTTACAGTACAGCAAGCAATTTCTGATGTTCTTAATAATTGCACGTTGACAGAAAAAATAAACATCGATAAGTTGCCAATTGTCGATGTTGAATATTACTTTTTGCATTTGAGAGCAAAGTCTGTTGGTGAAGTTATTGAATCAAAATATCGTTGCAATAATATTGTGGATAGTAAAGAATGTGGTAATATAATGGAAAACAATCTTGATCTTATGGCCATTAAAGTGCAAAAAGATGATAGTGTTTCACCAGAAATACAATTGACTGAAGCAATCACAATCAAAATGAAATATCCAGAATTTGGTATTGTAAAAGATTCTTTAAGGTTAGAAGATATCAATGAAGTCACATTCAATATGATTGCAGAAAGTATCGAACACATTTATGATGGTGAACAATTTTACTATGCTCGTGAAGCAAAACCAGGTGAGATGTTAGAATTTGTAGAAGGTATGAATCAAGAACAATTTTCAAAAGTAGAAAAATTCTTTAATAATCTTCCTAGATTAAAACAAGATGTAAACATAACTTGTAATAAATGTGGGTTTAAACATCATATAGCTGTAGAAGGCCTTGAAAATTTTTTCGGTTAACCTTTCGTCATGACAATCTGAGAAATTATTACAAAACGAATTTTTCGTTGATGCAACACCACAAATATAGTTTGACCGAACTTGAGAATATGTTACCATGGGAGAGAGACATTTACATCTCTATGTTGATTTCGTTTATTGAAGAAGAAAACCAAAGAATACGAGAAAAACAAAGAAAGTGATAAATGCCTGGCCAAGTTTCACAACAAACTAAAAAAACAATTGGTGTTTTGTTAGGAGGTAATGGTACAAACCAAACTACCTCTAAAGTCAATTCTATTCCACCAAAAATATCTACTGCAAAAAAAATTGATACAGTAGATCCATCTCTATCTGGTATGTCTGCTGTTGATCTTCTTGGTTCAATATTTCAAGAATTAAAAAAACAAGAAATAGAAAGAAAATTTGAATCTGAATTAAATAGAAGGTTTCAAGAAGAAACAAATACAGAAGAAGAATTAAGAAATAGAGAGTTGCTTAAAGCAATTACTGGAAGACGACCAGCAAAAAAGGTAGAAGAATCTAAAACTAGAGCTAAAAAAGAAGAACCAACTGAAGTTCCTAAAGTTACAAAGCCTGCTACATCAAAAGCACCACAAGTAAAACCACCAACACAGACGGCACCAAAAGCACCACAAGTAAAACCACCAACACAGACGGCACCAAAAGCACCAGAGGTAAAACCACCGACAGTCACAACACCTAAACCTCCAACAACAGCAACAAAAACTCCTGCTGTTACTGCACCTAAGGCGCCACCCACACCACCAAAAGTTAGTGGTGCACCTGTAATACCTGCTGCAGCTAAGGTTGCAGTTGGTGCAGTTGCCGCAGGTGGTTTTTTTGCTCTAGCATCAAGTGTAATTGCAAAGGAAGAAGGTTTACCAAAAAATGGCAAAGCTTATTGGGATCCACCTGGACAAAATAAATTAGTTTCTATCGGATATGGTCATCAAATAAAACCAGAAGAATATAAGCAAGGGTTTATACAAGCAGGTGATGAAAAAATTTTGATAAAGGGTGAAAAAGGTATCGATACCTCTATGACACCCCAACAAGCAAAAAAATTATTAGAGATTGATTTACCAAAGTATGTAGAAAGAGCTAAAAAACCATTGAGTAATTCTTGGGAGAAATTAACTGACGAACAAAAGACTGCTTTAACATCTTATGCATACAACGTAGGTAGTACAGTAAGTTTAGTAAATGCTGGTTTAAAAACTGCTATTGACAGAGGTGACACACAAGAAGCTGCAAAAATTATATCTGAAAAAGGTATAAGAACTGCCAATGGAAAATTTAATGCTGCACTCGATAAGAGAAGAAAAAAAGAAGCTGAACTCTTTGCATCAACTAAAATAAAAGAATTGCCTCCACCTTTAACAACAGTAACACAATCATCTGGTACTAAAATAAACAATGCATCTGTAGAAAATACTCAATTACATGAAAGCTTAAATAATACCAGACCTCAAGTTATTGTTAATCAAACAACAGAAACAAATTCAAAGACTAATAGGATGGAAGATAAATCCACACCACAAGACGATAGACCTGTTTGGAAGAAAAAATAAATGGACTACTACGAAGCTAGACGAATAAGAAAACAAGGATTCACCTCTCTGTTAGCAAGAAAGTTGGCAGAAGGTGATAAGGGCATTATTCGTTCTGTTGGTGCAACCCTAAGTGAGAGATCAAAAGCCAGAATGACTGGTATAAAAGAAACATTTGATCCTCTAAACATTGCTAAATT